TCTTCTGCTGCTCGGACACGTAGACCTTGTTGGCAGCTTCGTTGTTGTTGTAAATGTTGCGCTGGTACGCAAGCATTGAAGCCTGCTGAGCCTGGACATCACCAATGTGTTTGGTGACTTGCTGCTGCTTATCAAAATAGGCCTGACGTTGCTGGTTCTGGAAAGCAATGTTTTGCTGTTGGTAATTAACGTCAGCCTGATATTGATTCATTGCAGTCTGATACTGCATTTGTTGCTGCTGTTGGTAGATGCCTGCAGCTGTACTAGCAGCAGAAATAACAGTACCAACGATGGCAGCACCAAGAGAAGCAGCGGTACCAGAGGCAGCAGTAGCACCAGCTGCAATACCGATTGCTGCTAAGCACATAGTTTGACTATCTCCAAGTATGGAAGAAAATATGGTCTAGTATTGACTACTCTCAGAGCTTTAAAGCCGAGCATCCTTAGTAGCTTGTGGTGATAGTGGTTCCTTGCGTCTGCCAGGTTCCATAGAAGCTTGTAGTTCTGTTCGTGCTCTGAGAGCCACCTACGAGCCCCTCTGACAAAGGTCTGGGGTTTGTTATGTATGACAGGCGTACATAGGAGCCAAACGATGCCACAGGCGTTATTAGAGGGGTCTGGCGAGATGCCACCAACCCCTGCAATAGATCCATCTTCATCAAAGAAGGCTACGGACTCCCGACTGGTCTGAACGCAAGCAGGGAGGATTAAAGGTGAATGACCAAGACCTTCGATCTCACGCCTGTCTTCTTCTCGTAGGTTTAAACCAACTTGCAATGCATCGGCAAAGGTGGCTTTGCGGTAAAAAGCATTCATTAACGAAGAGCAGCAATACCACGCTTGTTGTAATGACCCTGCCAGCCATAGCTGGTCAAAGCGGCAGGCACAGGATCATCTGCATAGACAGAGACCAATGCATCCTTGCCTTGGCAGTAGATCGGACATTGCTGAGTAAAGACCTCTGCGATGGGAACTGAGTTAGCCCCATAAAGGTCTGCACGGGCAACGTCAATATCAAAGGTAAAGTCGTCGTAACCAGATCGCTTAACGACAAGCTGATAACGACCTGAATAGTAAAGATCTAAGTACAACGTCTCGACGATTGGGTTATCGATACGGTCAGCTCGGTTCTGCTGAGTAACATAAAACGCAGGCAGGTCTAGTCGCAGTCGATACTCCAGGCCAATGGCAAAGTTGACGGCAGTCAATGCTTTATCAACGAGGATGTACTTGCCAGTAGCATCGGTGTTAATTGAAAGACGCAAGAATGTACCGGCCTCTACCCCGCTAGAAGCCATGAAAACAGGCTGGTAGCCAGTGACATAAGCACCTGCTGGGAAATAGACCTTGTCCTGGCTAGCACCACTGACGATGGTTGCGTCAGCCTTGTAGACAAGGTTGTCCAGCCTAGGAACAAACTTTGAGAAAGCTGTCTGAACAGGAGCAGTATCTGGATCATCAATCAGCTCCATGCTGGTTAGGCAATGGTTAGTCCCGTCGTATTGGACGAGGTAGTTGGTGTCGTTATTGCAGCCAAACAGAACCACGTTCGCAGGGAACTGCCACTTACCCCAACCCGCAATCTGACGCTCGTTACCGTTATTGTAGAACTTAAAGTTATACACATTCTTTGAGCCATCACCAAACAGCACCAAGCTATTGTTGGGGCTATTGGCTGACCAGGACAAGCCAGGGGGGATGTACTCAGGGATGATCCTGGTGTTCTCTGCCACCTGAGGACGGTTGTCGACAGAGTCAACAGCCATCTCAAACACTTTGGAATAGGTGTCGGCTTCTGTTGCAAACATCACACTCACACCAGTGTTGATGGGGAGGGCGTTGCTGCGATAGTTGTAGTTAGCAATCTCTGTCAGCTTGACGGTGCTTGGTCCGAAAGCTACTTCAGTAGTGGAGATCAGGAACTGAGCATTCTCAGCAAACAAAAGCAGACCCTTAGAGGTGCCAATGGCATGTCTAAGGATGGCAGGCTGAGTCGAGGCAGCAGTCAGGTCAATAGGATCAGCATCACTAACAGTCAATGCAGACTGGACAAAGAAGTTGAAGTAATCGCCAGGCTGACTCATAATTACAGCATCTTCGCTGAGGAACCCAAGTCGGTTCGCATAGAAGAACATGCTGGAGATTGAGTTCCCAACAAAGCTGGGCTCAGGGTTGGTCTTTTCATCACCAACCTCTCGTCCAGCCCATCCACCAAAGGCACTGCTGGAATCAAGTGGTTGAAGTTCAAAATTACCGTTAGCCAGTCGTACCAATGCGTGAGGCATGGTCGAGGGGTTTAGGTTTGTGGTGATGTTGGGGGCAACAGTTTCCTCCCATGAACCCAAACCAGGAACACCTTCAACGTCAGGCGTAAACTTAACGTAGTAGTCGTCAGAGTCAGTGTTATCCGTGTTCTTTACCAGAACAGTAAAATCAGGAAAGCACTGCTCAGGCAGTAAAGCAAAATCATTAGCAGTATTTTTGATGCCGACCATGGCATTGTTCGTGATACCGCCACGAACAGAGAGGTTGAAGCGACGTGTATCGGTACGCTTAATCCTCAGAACATTGCCGACATAGGAAGCAGAATAACCAGTGATGGCATTAATGGCATTCTGAAGGTTAGTCACAATGGTGGTGACTGTCAGAGTGCCAGAGGTGGCATCACTAGGTGTTGTGTAGGTTGCTGTGCCATCACTTGCGTAGGTGTAGACGTGTAGCGGGATCTGTAAGCATTGGCTGCTGTATCGAGGTAAGCAGCACATTGATTGACGATCCTGAATTGGAGGCCAGTCTTAGCGCCAGAGGTAACCGAATGGTCCTGGGCAGAGTTCTGCGTACAAACACCACCATCAGCAACCTCGTAGGAGCCTGGGGTGACTTCCAGCTTTGAAGCCGAATAGACCTTTACAGGAGAGCCACCAGCGCCATCCTTGGACAGGTCAACGCTATAAGTAGTGTTGTAAGCAACGGAGTTGATGATCACCAAAGCCTCTTCCGGCTTGGCGGTGGTATCAACCTCGTTCATCGTGATCGCACGTTCCTTGTTTGCGATCAGGGTGTAGTCTGCCAGTGGGAGATAGGTAAGGCTATCTGGGTCTGTAAAAGACAGGTATGCATCAGCACCTGGCTTTAGCGTGACAGTCTTTTCTACTCCAGTGATTGCATCCCACACACGAACAACCAGACTGGGGTTGCGGTAGATGCAGACGATGTACTTCTCTGTGACATCGCGGAATACTGGGAACCACTTGGCCGTGGCTGGGATATTTGACGCCAGCTTGGCAATGAACTCAGTGGCAGGTCTTTTCTTACAACCAAATGTCGGATCAAGAAAAGCATTGACAGCTTCTCTTACTTGACCCGGAAGTTTGATGGGATCTGGTTGCTGACTTACACCACCAAGCAAATTGGGGATTGATTGAGAAACTGCTGCCATTGTTAGATGTTTCTACGAGGACGAGTTACTACGTCATATGGGCGGAAGTGAATTACACTGGTATCACCAGCAACATCGCTAAAGATGTTGTAGTCAGCTTGACGAGTTTCATACTCAAGACAAGCAGCTCTGGCAATACTCTCTTCACGCTCCGAGTATTTGACAACTTCGGTGGAGCCAACAGCACGACCAGCAAACAGGTTCGCTGCCCGAATTGCAGCATATTGCTTAAAGACTTCAGGAAGATCGACAAAGTCAAACGTCCAAACCACATCAAGGAAAAGAGTGGTAGTAAACGTATACGTGTGATTCTTCTTGTCGTAAAGCTTGCCACTACGGATGACAATGTCACGCTCATCCCAAGGCACAAGGTCAAGGGCCAAAAGATTCGAGGGAACTACGATTTGACCGTTGACATCAGGCACGAAGGGATAGTCCTGTTCGGTATTGAAATGCCACTGCTCAGTCTGCAAAGCATTTGTCACCTCATCCAGAATGCTTTCAGCCAACTTGATAGCAGGGTTGCTAGCATCGATATTGGTGACAGGTGACTGACCGACGTTCGAGAGAATGATGTTAATAGCTGCTAACTTAGTAAGCTTTGCCATTTATTTCTAGGGAATGGTATGCCCCGAGGGACCCGAAGGTCCCAGGGGCCGTTATCAGGCCTTGGCTTGGATCGAGCCAGCCACGGAGGTACGCAGGGAAGCACAACCCATGGCGAGCTTGCCGACGATCAGGTCGCCCTGATACATCACGCCGAAGTCACCAGAGGTGGTTTCCACGCTAGGAGCCACAGCTTCCACGGTACCGGCGGCTTCACGATGGAAGACCAGGCCAGCACAGGTGGTGTTGGTGTGGGCATAGGTGTTGTTTTCGCCGGTCACGGCAGCGCCACCAGCCGCCATGAAAGGCAGGTTGTTGGACTTGTACAGGCGGATGCCGGCAATGCTGTAGAGGCCTTTGCCGCTGTTCATGTCGCCTTGGGTGTTGCCGATCTCACGGTTGAGGATGTTGGTATCCACCGAGGAGATCAGGCTGTAGTACTGACGGGGGCTCAGCACGGCCACACGGCCTTCCTGAGGAGCATTGCGCTCATCCAGGACGGCAGCAGCCTCGAAGAAGCCATCCACCAGGGCTTGGGCGTTGAACTGGTTGTTAGCACCAATCTTCACCTCAAAGCCACCAGACTCACCAGTCACGACGGCAGCTTCACGGGAAGCGTTGTCGAGCACACGAGCGATGCGCTGGTCATAGAATTTGGCCATGGCCTCACCGATCTGCTTCGAGATCTCGGCACGCTGGCTGTACTGAGACAGAACCTCATCGAGCGAGTAGACGAACTGGCTGGACACCAGCAGATCGTCCATCACGATGGTCTTCTCGTTCGCCTTCAGAGCGGTATCCCCGAGGATGGGCGTACCAGGGGTGTGGTAGCCAGCGCCGAGAGTACCGGTCAGCAGGAACTGCTTGCTCTTACCACCACGCAGGGTGTAGCTGCGGATCAGACCTTTGAAGATGCTGGCAGCGTTAAAAGCAGTGAACACCTCGCCGCTGAACAGAGTCAGGGCGGTGGCGTACTTGTTTGCAAAAGTATTAGATTGGTTACCGTTTACGGCATTAGGCCGAGTCAGGTTAGAAATGTTAGCCATTTGAAAGAACTAGGAGAAAGTGTGTTTGTTCGGTCAGCCGATCAAATCCTTTTCAGATGAAAGTTGTCCTCCGCAGAGGGCTCTCTCCTACTCTTAGATTGTATCTAAAGACCTAGATCTTTCCTTGCAAGGATTGCCGTTTTAAGCCACGGACACGGGCAACAGGAATGGGGTCCGACTATGAGGTGCCCCACTCCCCTTCCTTCCTGCCCATGGACAACCCTGGACCAACCAGGAGCATGGACAATTTCGCCGTTACTAAGCCACGGGCGCGGGCTCTAGATCAGAGGAGATCCTTACTAATAGACAGCCGCTCCTCTACGTCAGCCCGGAAAGCGGGATCAGAAGAGTAGAGGGGGTTGGCGATATCCCGAGCCAGCTCAGCAGTACTGCGGTAAGGCTTGATGCCAGTGTTGGAAGAAGCCCTACCACTGACCATCTGCCCCTCAAAGCCTTCGGCTGCCTTAAAGCGATCTTTCAGGGCATTGACGGCAAATTTAATTGCCGAAGCATTCCCGGAGTCGGTGATGCTGTTGAAGGCATCAACCTCAGAAGCATCAAGGTTCTCAGCCGCCCACTGCACCATCTCCTGATAGCCCTCAGGGCCACCAGCGATGGCCATGATCTCATTGGCTTCAGCTTGAGCGAGCTGCTGGGCTTGCTGGTAGCGGCCAGCATTCTGGGTGTAGAAGGCCTCATACTCACGAATGAACTTCTCAGGATCAGACTTGAGCTGCTCAGCCAAGCTCTTAACAGTGTCTTCGCTAAGACCTTTACCTTGAGCATATTCATCAGCAGCTTTGGTCAACGTTTCAAACTGCTGCGGAGAGACCTCTTCCTGCCCCTCTGAGGGGCCTACATCACCCTCCTCCTGGTCTCCTTGGCCAAGCTTCTTTTGAAGCTCCTCGTAGGCCTTCAGAAGCTCTTCCTGGGATTTAAACTTACCGCCAATGAGCTCGGCGGACTGGTTCTCAGACTCAACTTGGTCATACAGGCGAGCACGATCCTCATCCTGCATCTGTTGAATCTTCTCTCCCTGGGCAAGAGCTTCTGCTTCGGCTGCTTGCTGCTGAGCAGTTGGTGCGTCCGGTTGGGTGTCGAAAGTTACGGTGGCCATTAGTAGGTTTGGGTGGTTACGTTACCGAAAGAGGGGCGAATCTTGGGCTTCTGGCTGTAGGTTCCAGCATCACCAGACGGCTTGATGGTCGGTTTGATGCTGTAGTCAATGTCCTTATCCAGACTGGATTCGACTTCGGTTGGCACCCAAGCTTCACCAGTGTCGACGCCACCTTTGTAAGTGCCGTCAGACTGCCGGGCTCGACTCCGGTTGGGTTGGTTGGATTTGCTGTTGTTCGTTGGCATACTGTTCAACTAATTTTTCACCAATAGGAGACTTGGCAAGCTGACCCATCTGATTCATCAGGCTGGCTTGCATCATGTTCTGCTTCTGATCATTCGTCTCTTTCTCCATCGTGGCAGGATCCTTGATGAGATTGAGAACATCGATACCGCTAGCAGCAGCAAGTCTCTTGAGGAATTCGGTTGGGTTGATGAATTGGGCAAGAGCTTCAGGACCCATGCCTTGAGCCACAGTCTGCATAAACTCCATCAATGCAAGACGTTCCTGACCACGACCAATGCCGTTAAGGCCAGCAACCACAGTCGGCATCACCAGTCCCTTGGGGAGAGGTGG